ATTTTATTTCATTGAGATCATCTTTTATATTAGCAACATCGGATTCTAGATGTTGTATCTTTTGATTCTCGTCTGCCTTTACATTACGTCTATTTAAATACTCTTGATATTCTACCATATTTGTATTGATAATTGAATTTGTCTTTGAATCACGTAGAAGGTGAGAATGTCCTTCAACCTTTGTATATTCCATATTATGCCAATGCAATTACTCTCAGATCTTTCAATCTTGGAATATATACTTGATTTGTGGAAGTCATAATGATTTTGATTCGATACGATCTGAATGATGGTAATTGATCTGCAGTGAATGTGTATTCGGCGAATGAAACATCTGTCGGTAAAAATCCTGTATTTGATGCTAATGGAACAAAGGCATCTGGATGACCATTATTATCTTGAATATTAATTATTTGACCTTTACTATTGATATTTTCGTATCCAGGAAATGGAACAAAAATTGGATTGAAGTTTTGATTTTCGCTGATTGCATAAAATGCACGAATGTCAGAATATAGATTATTATATGCACTAAGTAATATTTTAATTGATGATCCGGGATTTTCTAAAGTAATTTCTTTTGAAATATATTGAAATGCTGTTGGATCATCATAAACACTATTAACTCTTGAATCCTCTGCATAATTTGTAATCACACTATTAACTCTATTTGAAGTTAATATCACATTCACTCTTTGAGTGTCGATAACTGGACTTAATCTACTATCAACAGTATTTAAGAACACTTTTAAATTCATTGACTTATTGCCAGGAAGTGTAGAAAGATATTGAGTCTCATTGACTTTTGATGCAATCATTCTCGGACTATCAAGATAATTTACTTGATTTAGTGTAATATTATCAAAACCACTCTCAATAAATGGATTTTCATTTCCACTAATACTTGAAGCAGATATTGTTCTTATTTGTGAACTGATTGTGGTCCCAGACACAGTAACGTTTTGTACCATTGGAGTAATGATTTCAAATGGCATATTTTGAGATGCCTTTATATTATAACCTCCTGATGATTTTGTTTGATTTAAGTAAAGAGTTGGATATCCAGATGATGTGCTTCTTGCTGTTCCAGTATTTGATGAAGTGTCCAATTGGATTGTATAAGAATCAAAAGTTGTATCTGCGCTTAATACTGTGTGAGTTTTATTAATTCTCTTGAGAGAGACTCCACTTAACTCATACTTATAAACTGGTGTTCCAGTTGAATAGTTAATTGGATTTGAACCTCTTACAATTTGACCACCAATTGATCCAGAAGAAGTTGATGTATAAGAAATAATTTCATTTCCAATCAAAAGATACCCTACATTTGTTGTTCCGACACCAACATTTTCAAAAGTTGAGAATGCAGATGAATCATCAACAAGAATTGCTGATGTAGAATCAGAAGTATATCCAGAAGTTAATTTTGTTGGTTTTACGTCAGAAATTGCCCCAGAAATAGATACAATATCTCTATCAAAATTTGAATACATTCCGTGATTTTTATGATTCACGGCAATACTTAAACCATCACTTACTACATTAATTGCAGAAATTGTGACATTACCACCAACGGAAGAATTTAGTGTTGTTGTAAGACCGGAATTATTAATGTATTGAACGGTTTTACCAGCACCAGTTACAAAATCTCCTTGAACATTATCAAGAATTAATTCATTAACTCCTGTAATGATACCAACAGAAAATCTTGCATTTTGTCCAATTGTAAGACTTCCAATCGTCGTAATTCCAAGAACATCACCAACTTGATAACCAGACCCACCAGATACAATTGTAACTCCAGTGGATACAACTTCTCCATTTGATATTGTTATGTTTGCAGTTGCTCCTTGACCATTTCCAGTAACTGTATTTAAAATTACAGAACTATAAGTAGAAGATCCTGATGATGGAGTATATCCAATACCAGCATTAATTACACTTAGTGTTCCTGTTGATATTCCTGCACTTCCAACAAAATTACCTGTAGCATTGCTTCCCTGCTGAAGAACAGTATTTCCAAAAGTTAATCCACTGTCTTGTACCGTAGACCCTAATCCCACTCTAATTTTTCTTGAAGTTAGGTTGAGTGAATCTGGAAGCAATGTCGCAATTTGTTTGTTACCTTCTGTTAGTTCTGGACTATAAAACTCTACAGATCCAGATTCAATAAAATCAGCTCTGTAAAGTGTGAATTTTAAATCTTCCCATTGACTTGGTTCCCAAGTAGAAGCATTTTGAGATTTAAATAGAGATCCTAAAGTCGGTTGATTTGAAATAAATGTTTGTGTTAAAAGATCATTCTCACCAATTCTACTAATATACACACTATATTTTGTGGAATTTGATGCAAGACAAACACAATATTCTTGTCCTCCTTCAAGATATACTGGTGCCTTAAATACAAAGGAAGTTGAAACAGATCCATCACCTGATGTTGAAACTTGATTTGGTTCTAATATAATTTCAGAAAATGGAAGAATTTTTGTTGTTGGGAATCCTCCCTGCATAGTTCTGACTTGAAAAGTTACAGGAATATCAGCATCATCTTTTGATCTAAAAAATACATCACATCTTGTTAAAAATACTCCTGTTTCGTCCTCTACCAAAAATGATTGAGCTAATGGGTCGTACCAAACAACCCTAGTGTTTGTTTGGGTGGAGGAAGTTGAAGATGTTGAAATTACTTGTGTTCCTGTTGTTCTTCTAACTGCTCTTTCTTCAAATTCGGTTTTATTTTCAATTCGAGCATTTCTTACAGAAATAATATTTTCTTGAATAGTTTCTAAAGTTCCATTTGAAGTAAATCCTTCCTCACCAATTGTTGTTGCTACATTTTGATCATTTGAATCATTATCTATGATAGTAAAAACTTTGGATCCGGTTTCAAATTTTGGATGAACATTGATGTTTGGATTTGGTATATTGAAACTACCAATTAAAGTTGCAGATAGATCTGAAAGTAATCTTACATTTGTAATTCTTGCTTGGGCGCCACTTGTTTTTCCAACAAGAATCATTTCACTTTCAACTCTTCCACTAAATTCTCCTTGAGGTTCATTTGATAATGAAAATGTGTCTACATTCAAAATGGTTGATGTTGATGAATATGTTCCCTGAAGAACTTGATTTGTATAAGGATTCTGTGAGAAAGTTGTTGCAGCTGCATTATAAGGACCTTCTTTATGATTTGGTTGAGCAACTCTAAAAGTTATACTTGATTTTGCACTACCAATAATTGGCCCCAATCCAGTATTTGTAACTGATCCAATCACAGTCTCTCCAGTTTGAAAGACGCCAGATATCATACTAATTTCTAAAAGTTTTGGAACACAGTATTTTGTAACATTCACACCATCAAAAAATGCATATAATTGAGTAAGTGGTTTAACTTTTTTACAAACAAATTGAATATTTCTTGATCTCATAAATGCAATAAGATTTCGACTTACAACCCTATCACCATCAGAAGTTCGATCAAGTTGTTCGGTAACAATTGTTCTGTTTAAAGTTCTTGTCTGAATTCCTGTGTCTATTACTTCTCTTAAAGTATCTCTAATAACGGTAGTTGTATCGTCAGATGTGAACTGTCCACCAGTTAAACCACCATTTCCACGAAGTCCTCTTTCACCCCATCTTCCATTACTGGTAGTAGTTTCAGTTCTTTCTCTTGTACTTTGAATAACTTCTTGTCCAGTCCAATTTGTTTCCCATGCATTCCAAACATTTGGTGAAAATCCTGTTTGTGGATCCACATTAAAATTTCTACTTGCCATAGCCATAGTAGATGCAAAATTACCTTCAGTATTAATAATTTTTGCTTCTATTCTTGCAGTATCTACCCAAGTATCAGATGCGGGAGTAAGTTCTAAAGTTCCCTGCCAAAAACTAACCAAAAATGGAGTTACACTTTCGGCTCTTGTTGCAAAGGATTGCTTGAACCATTCACGTTCTGAATAATCCAAAGTAATAACATCTGAAGATTTTCTAATATTGACTCCCTCTGGAGGTAAAAATTGACGATCTGCATTTGGATCAACATTAATTACAGGTCCCGTAATTAAATCTACAGAATTTGTATAGTGTTGGGGTCTTAATTCTTTATTTTTTAAATCAATACTATTTTTGTAACGAGCACCATCTTCTTGTGCAAGAACTGAGGTAAAATTATCAACAAAAAATCCAGATTTAAATCTATTCAATCCATTAGAATCTGGAACAAAAAGTGTTGAAGTACTTATTTCCAACAATGAAAGAGTGGTATAATATTCTAAATTTTTAAGTCTATTTTCAAGTTGTTTAATATCTACCATTCGATATCTCTTATGATCCAAGAATTCTATGGAAGCCTGAGAAACATTATAAAGATATGGTGGTAAAAATATTGAAGCAATTTCTAGTGCATCATCAACAGTTACTGGTTTTTCTGGTCTCTCCGCAGGATCTCCATATTTAACTTGAAATTTTCCATCTTTTGAAAGATAAATTCGGTCAATTCTTCCCAAATAGAAAGTTAAAGCAGTAATAATAGATTCATCTGAGGCCAGAACATTTGCTGCGGAATTTCCAGATGCATTAAAACTTCTACCATAAAATTCTAGTGGAGATCTGGAGTTTTCAGACACAGTATATGGTGAAGTTCTTGGTCGAATATCGATTATATCCGAATTTGAAATTCCATTTATAGATTGTATTTCTTTGACATAATCAAAAGTATTATATGAATTTACTGTTGTAATATCTCCATCATCCGAGGATTGATAATATCCACTTTGAAAATAAATTTTCAATCTTTTGGTTGGTTCATCAGAATCTGATTTTCTATTAATTGTACCAAAATCATAAAATGTACCTTCTTGTCCAGTAGAGAATGTATAATTTGAAGAAATATTGAAACTGTCAATATTTAATGTTACTAAAATTGCACGAATATTTGATTCTTCAAATACTAAGGTTTCCCCCTCTTTAAATGTGTTTTGATTTTTATATATGAACGAAATTTGAGTATTTGTTAATTTTTCTGCACAGATTGCAATTGCCCCACTTGTTTGTCCTGTAATTTTTTCTCCAATAATAAATTCAGAAGTTGTTGTAGATGGACTTGTAATCGAGAATAATTCAGCAGTTGGTGCTGATGGATCTGTTGTATCTAATGATTCATAAATTGAATGAATTTGAATTACATCAGGAACATTTAAGCATATAATTTCGTCATGAACTCTAGTGCCATAAGGATAGTTTCCAAAAGTTAATCCATCGTTAATTGTAGTTCCACCAATTCCAGAATAATTATATTTTGATTTATCTACAACAATACTATTCACTCTATTTTTGAGTTTTGATTTTGCTTTTGGTTTTATTTTTCTGATTGTCGTAACTAATGTTGCATTAACATTAGTACCTGATCCAAGATTATAAATTTGAAGTTGAGTTGATCCAAGTGTGAATGAGAACTTATCAGAAGTCAGAACTTCTGTGGATCCATCTGAACGGATTAAAGAATATCTTTCTTCATCAAAGGGCAAGAAGGTTTCATTAGGCCCGGCAATTGCTTCTGTTGTAAGTTGATTACTTGATATAACAACGGGATAAGATTTTCTAATCGTTAAACTTGCATTTGTAAGATCGACAGAAGATATATTGTTTTTTGGAAGTTTTGTATAGAGAGTGTTATCTGTAGAGTCTTCTAATTTTGTAGTTAATATTTTTAAATCAGTTACTGATAATGTTGCAGTTGGTAATTTTCCTTCAGCAATTCCAGTAACAGTAGTAATACCAGTAATTGTAATGTTGGTATTACCTACACTAACAACTTTTGCAAAAACCGGATTTAATAATGAAGTATCAGTATATGAAATTAAATTATCTTTTTTAACAATATTTTTTGGAAATAAAGCATTTGAACTTGAAATAGTACTAATTCCAGAAGACACTATTGAAATTGTAGCAATTCCAACAAAAAATGAAGTTGATTGAAGAACATCGGCCGTAAATGTAGATCCGGAACCAACAACACCATAAACAGACTTAACATCAGAAATTCCATATGATGTAACTGCAGTTGCCACTCTTCCATTTGGAATTCCATTAATTATAAAAGATTCATTTCTTATAAATTCTCCTGTTTTTTCATAAACAGTTAATATTGAAGAATTTGAGACAGATTCTTTTAAAAATGCAGTGGCACCACTATTATTTCCTTTAATAAAAGTCGGAACAGAAAGAGTAATTGGTTCGTTTAAACTAATTTCAGTGATTGTTTGAATATCATAAAGTGAAATATACCACTGATTAATATTTGAATTTGATGCATCATAAGATCCGGACTCTAGCCTAAAATCATAAACTCTTGCTAAACCAATTTCTTTTCCTGGAGCAGTTGTACTTGCAATACCAACTCTTTCATTTCTCAGACTTAATACATAAGTATTTCCAATTCCAATTACAGGAGATCCATAAACTCTATTTAAAATCAGAGTTGGTCCAGTATTATAATTAATTGCCTGATTTTCTAAAGTTTTTGTTGTTCTTGGTTTTGGTACATCTAAAAATGTTGTACTAATTGTTTCAATTTCATATCCACGAACAAATGCTTTTCCTGGAGAAATTTGATAAACCGCCAAATCATCAGTCGGAACCGATCCACCAGGAGTAAATTGTCCAATATTAAAGATACCACGATTTCCTAACTGATTATTTAATGATTCTTTAACTGATGTGTCAAATGGAATTACACAATAATCTCCAGATTCTGCATATGTTCTTCTTGCCAACTCGTCTGCTAAAATATTATAATCTGTGGTGGTTTTTTGGGATTTTAAAACTCCTGCACTCACAGATGCAAGTTCTACAAAATTATTGTCATTAAAATCGTTTAAACTTTTTTTAAAAAGTGATACTGATATTCTAAACCTATCTGCCCCAGGAGCAGAATAATTATTAAATCCCTGAGAATTGTCATTTAAACTTTCATCAATATCTGATGTTATAATCTCTTCATTTACAAACAATCCAATCCTATAACTTGAAGTATTGTTATATTGATCTAAAATTAAAGTTTCTGTTGCTACTCTTACAAACTGCCCTCTTACAAAATAAACACCCTCAGTAATAGTAAAGGCAGAACCAATAGAAGTTGCATTATTTGCAAGAGTGATCGCAAATGTTTGTCCTGTCTGAATTGTACTATTTCCTAAAAGTCCAGAGTTTATTGTTGATCCGGCAAGAAGTCCCTCTCCATCAGAAAAAGTTTTTGTTGAATTATTATTAGTATTTGAAGAAAGGTAATTTACATAAAGAGTTAGATTTCCTCTTTCAGAATTTGCTGCAAATAGTACATTTTCAACAACAGCAGTTACACCAGAAGTTTGTCCTGTAATTTTTGTTCCAATTAGTTGTGATACGTATGCCTCAACAGGAACTCCCAAATAAGAATTATTTAATTCAACCGCATAATATTGTGCATTATATCCAGTATTTCCTGGAATAACTTTTGCACCTTCCTTGAAAAAATGTTGCCCAAATTTTTCAATCTGATTTTGTAAAATTGATTGTAAGGTTGTGAGTTCTCTTGCCTGTACAGGATATCCAGGTTTAAATAGAACCTTAGAATAATTGTTGTCAGAATTAAAATCGTCAAAGTATGGAGATACGTTGAGATTAGTTTGTTGAGGCATAATTTCTTAGAATTGCAAAATAACTTTGATATCTTCTTTTTGATTTGATGATCTGGTGATTGACGGTCTATTGTCAACATAGATTATATTGCCAGAATATTTCTTAACTTCTGGGTTTGCCAAACCATTTGCAAAAGGTTGACCTAAGTAATATGTTCTATTATTTATTACAGTAGAAATACCCGTAAATGTTGTACTAATTGAAAGAGTTGTAGTACCATTAGTTGGTATAATTGACAAACTTCCACCAGATGAGGGAGAACTTGTAAAACGATTTAAGTTAAATCCATATGGGGGAGTGGTCTGTGCTGTTCCGACTGTATTAAATCCTGCAACTGATCTATCTTGCCAATACTTTAAAACTCCTGTTGTTTGATCGTAATTTATAACTCTTCCGGCAGCAGTAACACCAGTTCCAATTGTCTGAGTAATATAACTGTCTGCTACAAATGTTGCTGAATCATATCCAATTCCTGTGAGTCTTAGGGCATAAACTGCACTTGCCTTATCTAGAGACATAATTTGTGTAGATCCAAATGATTTTGGATTTTGAACAATTCCAATTCTTGCAATTTGATTTCCTGTTATAAAATCTGGATTTTGAACATCATTTTCAATTCTTGAATATAAAAGAACGTTAATTGCACCAAGTTCTC